GTGCTGACCACGACATTTTTTCTCTCCATATATAATAAAACTGCAACAAAGGGATCAACATGGGACGCAATACCGAACGCGGACGACTCACTCCAGAGGAGAGGAGCCAAATAATCAAACTCTATGAGAAAGGTGGACAAACATATCAATCCATCGCCGACCAATTCAAGGTTCACAAATCCACCGTGGCTCGAATACTCAAACGACCCAAACCAATCGTCTCCACATTGGACACGAACACCACACCACAACAGCCAATCACCACCAACGATGATGGAGATGTGGAAGTGGATCCGGTTTTGTTTCGTCAATATAAACTATGGGAGATAAGTCAAGACATTGAGGCCACCCGTCAACGTGGATCTCATCACGCTCTCCCACAATTCCACCGTCTCCACCTTCAAGTCCATGATGAGTGGGTCCAACTCAAAAAGGAGATGGAGGAGTTTGACAATATGACCAATCCGGATGAGGTACTCCATCAAATCGCCATGGCCGTCCAAGGTCTTCCACCAATATTGAGAGACCGGTTGGAGTCGATGTTGGGTGGTGATCCAAAAATCATCCACCTCAATCGTGGATCATGATGGATCTCTCCAAACTCAAAGCCATCGCCAAAGGAACGTCCCAACTGTTGGAGGAGTCCAAAGCCAATCCGATGACCTTTTGGAGACCAACTTCCGTTCAGGAGAGAGTATTGAGAGATCCAGCCCGTTTGGTACTCCTTCGAGGTGGGAACCAAATCGGAAAAACGGCGGTTGGAGCGTATGAGACAATATGTCATTGTATTGGTCGCCATCCATACAAACAAATACCACCACCTCCAATCGAAGCCTGGGTGATTTGTCATTCATGGGAGCAATCACGGACCATCATGGGAAAATTCCACGAGTTGGTCCCAAAATCGGAACTTCATCCGGATGTTGAGTTTGTCCATGGGAAGGGCTACCGAGGAACCGGCGCGCCAATAGTCCGTTTTAAAAACAACAGTTTGGTCCGGTTCAAAACCACCAATCAAGGGACTCTTGGATTGGCTTCCGGTTCCGTCGACTATATATGGGTTGACGAGCCTCCACCGCCGGTGGTCTTTGGAGAGTTGAGAGCCCGTATCACTCGCACCAATGGACGGATGTTGTTTACACTGACACCCATTGGAGCGCCGGTCCACTATCTCAAACAAATGGTCAAAGATGGTGTGATATCGGAGCATGTTGGAGTCATGAGTGTGGAGAACACCACACCAAAGGGATGCAAGCCGATGATGACGGAGGAGGAGATCGACTCATTGAGGATGTCATATCTCCCAATCGATCGTGACGCTCGGATCAATGGAGACTGGGATGGTGGAGTCCCAGAGGGCCGGATCTTCGATAAATTTACTGATGATATGATAAGTGACCTCACACCGGATCCAGATCGTGAGTATATTTGGACCATTGGCATTGACCACGGTCATGACATCGCGTCTCAAGTCGCTCTCCTTTGTGCTGTGGATGTAACCAATCAATCCAAGCCGGCGATCTATGTGGTGGATGAATACATAGCGAGTGGCGCCAAAGCCGAAAAACACGCCAAATCCATTTTGGCCATGATCAAACGTAATGGATTGGAGTTGGCCAATATCCAACGGTGGACCGGTGACCGCTCTCATGGTGGGTCAAAACAAAACGGAGGACGGATGTCCAATACGATGTTGATGGCCGGTTTTAATCACGTTTTAAAGTATCCCAAAGGTCAACTTCCATTCACGATTCGAACAGCACATAAACCAAAATTTAGTGTATATTATGGATGTCAATCCATCCATGAGTTGATGTGTGACAACCGGTTCCAAATATTCCCACGATGTGAGAGGACAATCAAATCCCTCAAATATTGGGCATTGAAAAATTCGGGCGTTATGGATACAATGAGTGAGTGGAAGCATACCATAGACGCTTTGAGATATGCGGTCATGCCCATCATAGATGTCCAATATCGCTCTCCAAAAACCTCCAAATTGAGATTCCGATGATCACCCAATCCAATATCCCTCCTCTCCCAGTCCAAAAAGATCCAGCTACCCAAAGGAGAGTTGAGCACACCGCGCTACGCAAAAGGATGTTGACGGGGATGTGGCTGCAAGATTTGATTGACGCTATTGGAGATCATATCCCCCAATCACGTCAAGCCGCTTGGGGTGTTCCAGACATGTCTTCCAATATATTCAAGGCCGCCACCAGTGCTCTTTGTGGTTTGTATATGGAGCCGCCATCCATTGGAGTCAATGAGACCACCGCCGGTGAGACGGATGGTTTGGTTGGACGTAATGGATTGGTAAATAAAGCCGGTCTCTGGCCTCTCATGCAACGTGTCCAATTTTATACATTGGGATTGAGAGAGACATTTTTGAGAGTGGACATCACCGATGATGGGAATGGGCTATTGTATCGAATCGTCACACCGGAAATGGTGGAAGCGAACTCAAGCGCTGGAGATCCTTCCAGACCTCACACCATCAAAGAGACCCGGTTGAGATTTTGTGAGTTGTGCACAAAATATGAGTGGACGGTTGACCATCTCTCCATTGAGGATCCAAAAAATCCAATCTATGAGATATACACTATCAACTCAAATGGTGAGCGTGATGAGGATGTCACCGAAAAGTATTTGACATCCAATATGAGTGGAGAGTCATATCCATATCGTGACTCCAATGGGGCTCCCTTCCTTCCATATTCTTTGTATCATGCGGAGATCCATGGTGGACTATTCGATCCATATAATGGGAGAGAAGTCGTCGAAGGCGCATTAAATGCAAGCGTGTTGTACACATATTTTTTACACCTCTCACGCGATTGTTCACACCCACAGCGTTATATTTTGGGAGCCATGCCGGCCGGAATGGATGTATTGGATAACAATCTGGACTCACGTCGCGCAGCCATCGCCACGGATCCGGCTTCCATTTTGGTATTTTCACCAGATCCAGATTTATTGGCCGGTCAAAATCCACAGATTGGACAATTTCAGGCTGGTGGAGATGTCTCACAAATGTTGGAGGCTATCACAGTTTATGAGAGACGGTTGGCCACGTATGCGGGTATCAACCCAGCGGATGTTCAAAAGATGTCTGGAGATCCTCGCAGTGGTTACGCCATCGCCATCTCACGCTCCTCATTGAGAGAAGCCCAAAGAAAATTCGCGCCGTCCTTCCGAATAGCAGACATCCACACGATGGAGATCACCGCCAAAATCGCCAATCGGTATTTGGGTACATCATATCCGGAACATGGGTATAGAATTGAATACCACGCCATCCCACTCTCACCAACGGAGTCCAAAGAGCAACGTGAGAATATGTTGGCACTGTTGGCGGCCGGTCTAATCTCCAAAGTGGACGCGATCAAAATCCTCCATCCAGACCTTGACGACATCGACGCCAAACGGATGTTGTTAAAGATCCAACAAGAGAATCTAACATTTTAACAAACTCACAAAAGGGATAAGCCATGAGTAAAACCAAAATCATTGAGGGTGTAGAATACATCCAAAAAGAACATGTGGACGAGATAGTCCGTCAACGTATCGCCAAATACTCCGAGCGACTAGCCCAAACAGAGTCCAAGTTGGGAGAGTACGAGTCACAATTGGACGAGGCCAAATCCAAAATGGGATTGGTGGACAATCTCACAAGTCAAGTGGAGTCCTTACAAGGTGAACTAAAAACGTCAAACTCACGATATGAGCGCCACACCACCATTTCACAGTTTGGAATCAATGACGGTGATGTGAGAGATATGGTTGAGTGGCAATATGACAGGGCAATGAGCAACCTCCCCAAAAAAGATCGAGTCGATTTGGGACAATGGTTGGAGACAATCAAAACGGATCCCACAACCGCTCCAAGCACGTTGAGACCATTCTTTGAGACTCAAACGGATACTCAAACCAATACAACCTCAAACGAGTCTCCACAGCCGTCTCAAGGACTCCAACAGACACAACCACAACTCACTCCCCCACCATCCTCCAACCGTGGTGTCCAAAGTCAACCCACCGCGGCTCCAAATGATTTATTGAGCCGGGCCACGGATCCAACATTTTACTCTCAAAATAGAGAAGCAATTCGAGAGGCCTATTATTCGCGATTGGGTCAAACTCCACACAAGTTTTGAGAGGTGATGGATGGCCACGTTTAAATATTCGGACGGTGCTGGGATACCCAACCGTCATGATTTTACAAACCTCTCCACCATCTCCGTGACTCATGGATTGGGCTATACTCCCAATATTTGGATCGTCATTGATGGAGAGGTTGTGTTTGGTGAGATCACCTATAATAATCTTTTGACATTTACAGTCATTTTCGAGACGGTGGAAACTGGGGTGATATATTACAGATGATCCACATCCATGATGGATTCGAATTAACTTTATCCCCCAAGAGGTAGACCCATGGCTCAAAGATTTTTGGCTCCCGAACTAATCGCCGAAGGTGTAATTAAACAAAAAGGAACAGTATCACACGATGAACATTTAATCACTCGTGGATATCTTCATTCAAACGTACTCAACGCAATCCACGCGGACAGCGCCAATTATTTGGAAGTTGTCAGCGACGGTGGAATCAATAAACTGAAGGTCAAGCCATTGACCGTGACGGATGTCACCGTTGACTCATCTCAAACATCATTGGCCAACTTCATCTCCAATGTGTACACTGGATCCAATTTTCAAGAAGGTGATATTGTATTTTTGGCGGCGACGTCTCCAATTGAGTCATACATCCACAACGGTGGAACAGCTGGAACAGCTGGAGACTGGGAACTAATCAACAGTGGTTTGAGTGATGCACAAATCCGCGCGAAGTTTTCAGCAAGTGCTGGGATCAACTACAACTCTTCTACTGGTGAATTTACAGCAGACCAAACCGAGATCAAAGGATTTTTCTCGGCTGGAACTGGATTGGCTTATAATGCCGCGACCGGTGCATTTTCATTATCGGCCAACTCGGATCAAATATCCGAAGGGTCCAATAACTTATTCCATACGACCGCTCGCGCTCGCGCTAGTATCTCAGTAGATGCGGCTGGTTTGAATTACAACTCCTCAACTGGTGTGATCACCTTAACGGCTGACACGTCACACGTGAGCGAGGACACCAGCGCGCTCTACTTTACTCAAGCCAGAGCCCGTGGATCGGTCTCATTGGGCGCGGTATCGTCTCCAGATGTTCAACTCCTCCAATACAACTCCTCAACTGGTGAGTTTAAGGTTGAGGCCAGTGATGTATTTGCACAATTCGCAGCCGGAACCGGTCTGAGTTATGCGGATGGTGTTTACACATTGAACGCTAACACATCACAAGTGAGCGAGCACTCAAGCGCGTTATATTTTACGGATGCAAGATCCAGAGGAGCCATCTCGGTTGACGCTGCTGGTTTGTCTTATAATTCTGGTACTGGTGTGATCACGTTGACCGCTGACACGTCCCAAGTGAGCGAGCACTCAAGCGCGTTATATTTCACCAACGCGAGAGCCCAAGCCGCTATAACCGCCGATCCTACAACTGGTAACCTCGCGAGTGTTTCAGGTGGCCAGGTGTTGGTTGCTTTGTCATCACTTCGTAAATCATTCGCGAATCAAACATTGGTAGCCAATACTGGTTTGGCATTGACTCACAACTTGGGTGAGCAATTGGTCCACGTGAGCGCTATGGATGGAAGTGGCAACAAAGTAGAGTTGGAAATTACTTATACCAACGCCAACTCAGTCTCAGTAAAATCAACTGTTGGATTGACTGGTATTGACATCGCCGTATCACTTTAACTGATTCCCTCAGTCCTATACATTTGGAGTCACTCATTGGGTGGCTCCTTTTGTTTTTTTACTTCGATCTATTGATGACGATGTGGAGAGTGGATGATCCGGATTGGGTGGCCACCAACAAAACACGATTGGATTGGCGACCAATCTCCATGGGTATCTCCAAAAGGTTGTTGGCTGGGATAAATACATAATCGATCACACCACCGCTCCCAAATGAGTCTCCATCATCACCATCATTGGCACAATACAAAGCGGCGGGGCTACCAATGGAGACCGCCGTGGCTCCATTTGGGAGGATAATTTTTGTTGCGGTATCGTTGATATTTGTTATTGTTTTGAATTTTGGATATGTGTTGACGTTTGACAGGTCATGAGTGGCCATGGTGATCTCCCCTTTGATGTGAAAATGACATAGAGTGTCATAACGATAACACCATATCATAAAAATGGGTATACTACACCCAACCACATATCTCCACCACGGTGGATGATGGGAGTTGGTTATTTGTCGGATAGGTTCGCAACCGTCAACAGCGTAAAACCCGGCCCCATCCAAAACAAAACCAAAACCAAATATTGTGAGAAAATACAATGTCAGCAATTGATTATTCAGCGCTCGGTAACCTACGCCTGGCCGCTATGATTGAAAACGAAGTCCGCGCCATCCTCGCGGATCAAGCATCTATACGTAATTCTGGAGCGCTCCTATTCGCCGGAGATGTCGCCGGTATCGGCTCAAAAGTGATGCGTATGCGTTACGCCAATTGGGGAGCGGCTACACCTTTCGCAACTGCTACTGATGGTGGTGAGGTGTCTGAAGCCACATTAACTCCGTCAACCGTAGATATCACCGTGGGCCGCTCGGCTTTACGTTACGATATCAGTGATCTCGCCGCTATGACTGGACTAGGTATGGACATCGATCCATTTTCATTGGCCAACAAAATGGCTATGAGTGCGGAAGCACGTATCAACGGTATCATTACAGCGACTTTTGCAGCCGCGACCAACTCAGTTGGGACCAGTGGTGTGGACATGTCTGTTGATGACTTTTATGATGCAATGTTCCAATTAGAGAGTGAGTCAAACAATGGAGACTTTTATTGTATCCTCCATCCACAACAGTTGAGTGATCTCCGTGATTCTCTTCGAAGTGAGTCCAATAACGCTCTCGCATTTTCACCAGCAACCGAAGACATGTTGGCCATCAAGGGTCAAGGATTCGCGGGCCGCTTTGGTGGTGTAGATATTTTCAAATCTAGTTATGTAACTGAAACAGGTGGTAACAAAATCGGAGCCATGATGTCTCGTGGTGGTATCGCGTACGCTGTTGGAACTCCACGCCCGTTGGCTGGTGCTGGTGTTGAAATTCGCCCAGCTGGAACACCGGTTGTCATCGGCTTCCAACGTGACGAATCCAAGGGACTCACCGAGGTTGTAGGACATTTGTACTGTGGAGCGGCGATCACTGAGGACGCTCGAATTGTCAAGATTGTTACAGACGCTTAATTTGTCAAATGATGAGTGGGTGGAGGGTTTTAAATTCCCTTTGTCCTTCCATTCACTCTCCTTTTTTGGAGAGTGGGTGGTGTCATCAAAATCATAAACACATATCAACAAAGGGATAAACGATATGAGCACATTTACACCAACGACATGGACCGGAACAAAATCCGCCACCCAAAATCCAAAACTGAAGGTTTTTCCAAACGCTCCTTTTTATTTACTCCACCATGCATTTTCATGGGAGATCGTGGAAGTATCGGAGGGAGATTGGGAGTGGTTGCCAACATTTGGTCAACTTTTTGAGATTGCTGGGGTCAATGGTGTTGAGGATACACCAAACGGACCAGACTCCACCATGAGTCGGATGAGATTGATGGACAACGGTCAAACCGTCATTGATCGAGAGTTTGGATATGTGGCACGATATGAGACCACATATGGTGGATATTACTATTGTATGAAATGGGATGTGCCAAAGGTCATCGGATCAAAAGTATTTTGGAACAATGATACAAATGCATACAATGAGTGGAGACGCGAGTTGGTTGGATTGGGTATCATTGACAAACCGGAGATCGAAGTCATCCAATCCAAAATCGCTTTGTTGGATCGCAAGATTGACCGCCGTCTCAAACTCCAACACATCCCAGAGATCAAAAAGGAGATTGATGGTTTGTATACTCTCAAGAAACAAATGAGAGAGAGTTTTGAGGCCATGCACAAACCAAAGACCAAATCAAAGTCAAAATCAAAGGGATCATGATTATGTCTATTTCTAGAGAGCAAGTGGAACGAGTCACAAATCGAATGTATAACGACGCAAAGAAAAGCGGCCGAGATGTCTCACGTGAGACGGTCCGTGATGAAGTAGTCAAACGAGCCCAAAAACAAAACACCAAAAAATCCAAATAGGAGACTATCATGGCTTATAGCGGAAAACCCTTTTTTAAAATCCCCCGTCCACTTTTGTTGGCTGGTGGATTGGATGTCCGGACAATCTCGGACGGTATCACACTAACAGACAAAGATTCATTGTTTCAGATCATTGATAGTGGTGGAAGTGATGAAAATGTGATCCTTCCAGCTCAAAAGGATGGCCGTGTTTATGTGATCTCCAATGTTGGTGGTACAAACAATTTGAGCGTCCAAAACAATCTCGCCGTTGAAAAAGTCAACCTGGCTCCCAATGAAGTTGCGGTGTTGGTGTCATCGGATACGGTTTGGTATCTCCTTTTAAATGTTAACAACATCTAAGGATAGACGATGGCAACCGAGAGACTATATGCGCCGCGTATCCGGATCCATGAGGTACTTGAGAGATCGCGTGGGTGCACTGTGGACCTCCCTATTTACAGGGATGGATCATTGGTATCACCCACCGCGGCATATTTCAGACTTCAAGATCCAAATGGTAACGACGTTATATCTCGGACATCCGTGTCAATCATCGCCAACGTGGCAACATACACAATCTCCCCCAGTGAACTTCCAACCACACTCTCATTGGATGACGGATATCTCCAATATTGGGAGTTGACGATTGGTGGAGTGGTCCACACCTTCAAAAAACCCACCGCCATCGCGTTAAGTGCTTTGTATCCGGTGATCAGTGATTTGGATTTGGAAGCGGAATATTCGGATTTGGCTTCCATCCGTCCATCATCATTGGGCTCCAGTTATCAAACGTACATTGATGAGGCCTGGGTCCAACTTATCCAACGGGTGAGAGACCAAGGCAATATTGAATATTTGATTATGTCTCCACAATCGTTGAGATCATGCCATAAAAATCTCACCTTTTATCTCATATTCAAGGACATGGACTCCAGTGGATTGGGAGAGGGACGATATTTGGATTTAGCCAAAACCCATCGGAAAGAGATGGAATTTGATTTCAAGCGTCTTAAGTTTACATATGATCAAAACCAAGATGGCAAAGTGGACGACAAAAATGGCCGCCGTGCCAATCTTGGAGTCATATACACCAGCGCTCCACCCATATGGTATCGGAGACGCTAGATGGTCGTATCACTTGCCACAATACGTCAACGATTCGCCACGATGATTGACAGTTTGAGCGGATTTGATGAGAGTCGTAATCCCTTTGACGGATATGGACGATCACCAAATACGATCGCTCACAAAAGATTCTCGGTTGGGATCCGGTCCGTGTCCAGTCGTGACGATGATCGTCAACGTCGTGGAGTGGGTGTCATGACTTCCACGGAGGTGATGGTCCGTTATGCCTTCCGGATAAGACCAAAGGACCAGATTGAGAGTTTTGATGATGGTTTGGACAGTGCTCAAACGGTTATCAATGCCATCACCAAACGATCCACACCGCTCCACGATGAGATCCAAATCCGCTTTGGTGGGATGGACAATGAGTTGAGTGATTCTGGAGAGTGGATGTCAATCACATTGGCTTTTAGAGTGCTACACTATTTATATCTAACTTAACACAAAACACACAAAGGAGGCCATCATGGCTGATAGTACAGTTGTAACAACACGCCGAGACGGTAAAATAACAATTACGGACGGGGCCGCGTCTAGTTATGAGGTATCGTTTGAGGTCGGAGACTTCGCTAGCGCCGAGCCCGGCGCGGATCGCGTGGTCATTCGAGATCGCGGAGCCATCGTGGGACTGAGAGAGGGTGACGATCCTGTTATCAACATATCATTCTCAGTACACATGAGATCATTGACGGATACAACGGCTGACAACCTTATGGATCGAATCTACAACCGTGGTTTTAATGCTGGAGTGCCGTTGACGTCAACTGGTGGCGATGGCTTCCAACAATTCCTCCAAACTGTTGTTTTTGAAATGGACACCAGTTTGATATCTGGTAAAACGTACACCGCAACGTATTCCAAAGTATATCTCGAAGTATCCAACTTGAGTGAGAGCGCCGATGGTAACACCATAGAGGTGACTGGAGAGGTTTATGGCGGTGTTGCATACGTCCAAGCATAACCCAGAGTAACAAAGGGAGTAACTCATGGATAAAATCAATATGACGACATTTGGAGAGGTGGAAGTGATCAAACCTCCACTCTCCACATGTTTTGATATCGTCTCAATGTGGAGCGATGAACAAACACGCGCGGCCATGGGTCGTGTTTGTGCTATGGCGCTTTGTATTTGTCTTAATGACTACCGTCTTCCAAAGGTGAGACATCTCGTGGATGTCCACAAATATGGGTCAACGTGTTTGGACACGCTGTTGGGCGCTGGTGTTCCAGTCAATGAGATTTTGGAGATTGGGATGATGTGTATTGGAGTGATGGCCAAATCACTTCCATCATCACACGAGGTCCAAGAAACCGAAAATTTTACCGAACCACCACCAGTGGATCCATAGAGCGGACAGGATACGCCATCTCAAGATTTTGGAATAGAGATCCAACGTGGTTCCAATCTTTGGACAGTGATCTCCAATCTCGTCTCTATGTTGATTTTATAATGGCCCATGAGTCTCCGCAGGTGTCCAAGCGTAAAAAGGTGGACGCTCAAAAAGACAAAATAAGACAATGGAGATCAAAATGAGTAAGGTGTTGAGATATGGGAAGGGAAGAGGGACCATTGAGATTGATGGATCTCAACGTGATCTCATTTTGGGTACAATACGCGCCGCGGATCCATCGATTGTCAAGGTGTTGGAAGAGACCACCGAACAACTCGCCAAAAAAAGTGAGGAGCGTTGGCTGGTCCGTCAACCAAAATATGGACGGTCTCAAGGCTCCAAAGGACAACACAAAACCGGACTCCGTATCATTCCACCATACACCATTGAGGCTTTTGTGGAGAACACGGCGGATTATGCGTGGGCGATCAAAGTGGGACCGGACTCAAGCACCAATATCCGTCAGGGAAGACGATTGGCGGCGGTGGTTTTGTGGGATCCAGCGCGGCGCGGTACTCAAAAGGTAGTTGAGGCCATCGCCAAAGATACCGTCAAGCGGTTGAAAAAGATATGAGAGAGTTTGTCAAAATGATGACAGCACGTGTCAAATGTTTTGTGTATGGTGTATTGATACTTATGGCCATCGTGTTTGTGGTGATTGGAGAGAGTTATGGCGGACGTCAATAAGAGTGTAGCGATTAATTACAGTGCTTCAACCGAGCAATTGGAGAGAGCACTTAAGAAGATCCCAAACATCACGGACAAACAAGCGACAAAAGCCGCTGGAGAGTTGGACAAAAATTTCAAGAAAATGGAGTCCAGCGCGGACAAGACATCCAAAAACGTCTCCAAGAAAATGAAAAAGATTGGCAAATCCATGGCGATGGTTGGAGTGAGTGTGGCCGCCGTGACGGGTGGTGTGGTGTTGTTATCACAAAAATTTGCTGACCTCACCAATGAGCTGGTGGATGCTTCCACAAAAACCGGAATCGCCGTTGATACATTGGCCGGGTTGAGATTGGCCGCGGAGGGATCCGGTTTGGCCTTTGCTAATCTGGAAGGTGGTTTGATAAAGTTCCAAGGGTCGATGGATGCCGCCGCGAGTGGTTCCAAAAACCTTGAGGAGACATTTGGTCAATTGGGTGTCAGTGTCAAAGACTCCAATGGAGAGTTGAGGGACGCGGATACGGTATTTAATGAGACCGTCAAGGCTTTGGGATCCATGGAGAATCAAACCCAACGAAATGCGATGGCCATGGAATTATTTGGCCGTCAAAGTGGACCAGCGCTCATCCAATCCGGAGCGTTGGAAAACCTCGAATCAATGAGCGCGTTGGCGAGTGAGTTTGGTGTGGCCATCAATGAGGATGGGATCAACTCAATGGCACAATTCCAAAGAGTGATGGCCGAGTTTGGGACCGTCTCAATGGGTACTCTCCAGAATGTCATAGCCTCCATTGCTGGTCCAAATAGTATAAACATGGCTGTCCAAGAGGCTTCCAAAGCCGTTGTGTTTATGGGATCCGTATTTGGAACCGTATTGGGTGGAATCTCTCAATCATTTGAGAATACAATTGGGATGGTCCAAGTCATGGCGATGGCCATGAGTGGAGATGTGGATGGCGCTCGTGTGGTGTTGGGTGATCTCCAACGTGAGACATCCACAGCGGTTGACAATCTCTCCAATGTGTTTGTCATCGCCAATGATGAGTTGGATCGGTTCAATGAGTTGTCATCCATATCAATGGGTCCACAAACCATGGAGCGGACCGCGGAAGGTGCTGACCGCGCACAAAATAACATCAATAAAATGGCAGCAGCCACCAAAGCACTCATGGAACTCAACAAACAACTCAACATTGATTTTAATGACTCATTGGACATCATTGATGATTTGACGTTAAAAGTATCGGATCGATTAACTCCAGAATACGAAAAACAACGGCGAGCGGTCCACCAACTTGGAAATGAGATTGAGAATCAAACCAAAGAATTAGACTATCAAATGGGAGTCCTATTGGATCAAGCGTCCTCCCGTGAGTTGTCGGTTGAGGAGCAAGAGAGACTAAATCAACTGGTGGATGAGATCAACACTTTGGAAGATTTGAGCGCTGAAAACAGAAAAGCGGAGATCAATGAGATGACCGCGTTGAGAGATGAGGCCTATCAAAAGCGACTCGAACAAATCCAAGATGAGACGGATTTGGAACTCCAAAACCAACAAATGATCATTGAGAAGTATCAAGAAAAAATATCTATGATCACCTCCATGGGTCAAAACATATTTGAGGCTTTTGGAGCCATCTCTCAAGCATTCTCGGACATCAATCAAAGTCAACTCGAACAAATCAAAAATCAAGTGGATGAGGAGACCAAAGCAATCGATGAGTTATACAAACGTGGCGAGATAAGCGCTAACGAAGCGGCGGTGACGAAATCATCAATTGAAAAGGGATTCCAAGATCAACAAAAAGAAATGAAGTTGAGAGAGTTTAAGCGCAACAAAGCCGCCACCATGGCGGACATCGCTTTCAAATTGGCCGCTGGTATTGCTCAAGCGTTAACACTGCCACCCATAGCCCGTGGGATACGGATCGCGTCTTTAACGGCTATAGCCGGAGCCCAAACCGCGTCCGTGGCTTCTCAACAGCCACCCAAATTCGATGTGGGTGGAATGGTAGGTCAATCGGATGGCGCTCCAGATGTGGTGAATGCCAATCTTCTTCGCGGAGAGGCCGTGTTGGATCGAGCCACCGTGGATCGGTTGGGAGGTCAGCAAGGTGTCCAAGCGCTCCAAAATGGTGGTGGTGTTGGGTCACAGGTCGTGATAATACAACCTTTTAAACACTTTGATAGGTACAATAGAGCGATGAGCCAACGGATGTCTCAACGCGCTGGAAGTGGAGGATATTGATGGCTAATGTAACACCCAACAGCATACGAGGATTTTTGGTCCCGTTTAAACTCACAACGGATCATTTTTGGAGTGAAGAGTCCACATTGACTCAAAATGGATCATTATCTGGGATACCACAATCAAATAACAACTCTCCTTTGGTGTTGACGTCCAAAGGTGTACAAACTCAAGACGTCCAGATCAAAACCCACGAGCCTGGTCACATCCAAGATAATGCTGGTTTTGTTTGGAAGTATTCCACGGACGCTCTCCAATATGGTCACGAGACTCCATCCAAAGTGATGGACATAACCATGGAGCAAACTCCAGCCGTTAATAATAAATACATTCCACGTCACACCATCCGTCTCTCCACTGGGACCATTTTGGTGGCTGTGGAACATACAACCGTAACATTAAACAATACTAGAGTTTACAGGATTGGAGTGGATGGCACGGCTTCCAGTGTTCAAATTGATAGTGTAGATTCATCAACATTGTCATCCAATAAACGATTCCCAACAGTTATGGAACTTCCAAACGGCTCCATCAATTTGGCGGTTTGGGTAATTGATGACATCAAGGAAGTCGCCAACGTACAAATTTATAAATCCACGGATGATGGTGTCACGTGGACATTGGTCTCATCTCGAGCACTTCCAGAGGATGTGGATGTGAGTTCCACATTTGGAGCCGGAGCGCTCGGTTTTGAACTTCAACCGCTCACCATGGCCGCCACGGCCAATCAGGTGTTGTTATTTGCTGCGCTCAACATACATGACACGACTCCAACATTTGGATCACTCGTGAGACAATATGGCTCCACCAATGGTGGTCTAAAATTTCAATTTGTGGATGTCAGTGAGGCCGCTGATGGTTCTCATTTCTATCTCCCACAAATAGTGGAGTTTAATGGAGTTTTAATCATTGGATACATATCCAGCGCGGACAGTATTAAATTCACTCGAGTGACCAACGCTTTTGACAGTGTATTTGATCAAATTGGTCTCATTCCGGCGGACTCGATATCCGGATCATTTGCCACGGGTACAGCCAACCGGTTGACGGGTGGTGATTGGACATTGGTGTTGGATACGGATGGGAGACTATACATTTATATAAACAACCTTTCCAAAATCATCATCCATGGTGGGTATTCGGATTTGGCTGGTGTCAGTGTGGAGGAATACGCAAAAAAATGGTATCAATACGGGAATACAACTGGAACATTCGCCAACAGTCGAGTAATTGATTTTAGGACACCCACTTCTAGTGGTGGAGGATGTGAAAACATAAAAGCCGTGGCGGGCCAAGGTGAAATATTACTCTTTTGTAATTGGACCAACATTGGGACCAATAGCGTGGCGGATGGTCTTCATTTGATCACGTTGGGTGGCTGGTCATCTCAACAATATGGAAGATTGGAACCATATCCAATCGATAGTCAATGGGGATATGATCTCAGTACGTGGGCTCCATTTGACAAACCCGATCAAAATTCTTTGTGGACCAAAAATGTGACCGGTGCAGCCACGGATATATTGGGTGGAGATCACATCACACTCAACGCCACGGGGAGTGATGTTATTTACTTCTCTCAAGGTGTCTCAGACAAAACAAATGGAGTGACACTCCACACCAAAATCACCAATGTGACCGGTGGAACGGTTACACGTGGGACGGCGATTGGAGTCCAAATCCAAACCCAATCCACAACCAACACATATCATTTGGAGATTGTGGTGGGATCCAATCGCATCCATGTATATGATGTCCATGCTGGATATGGCTCCGCGGTTGGAAGTGCTACTGGGTTGACGCTCACAAATGGGATCCAAATCCTTTGTCATCTAGACAACTCCAATGGACAGGTCCACGTTTATTTTGGTGATGCCTTTTCTCCACGACAATATCAAAAAATTACTGGTACATTGACCACAGACTCCAATACAACTCAACAAATATATTGGGGATGCCCCACCGCCGGTGGAGCGGATAGGACAGCAGATTTTCACTTTTTCTCATATGGATTGGGATCTACTGTTGGTAATGGATGGATTGATGGTGATATTAATGCGAAAAAATATTCATCTCGTGGATTTGACACCCAAATCCGTGATGGGTTGACCATCTCCACATTGGATGGCCCGGCGAGAGAGGGAGACGAATACACATTGAGTCCACAGTTTGGATCACCGGTCCAACGTACTCTCCACACCGTCTCACCATCTCCACACGTTGGATGGAGATCGGACGCGGTGGCCAATGCGGACACAACAGCCGTCTCCACCTCCTCAATCGCGTGGTATCTGGACACGACTCTCAAAGGGACCGCGGTCAGCCATACGGAGTCTCAAGCGATTGGAGTCCACTTGACTGGTGTCAACTTCAAACAATTCTTAATTGAGACGCACAATGGGACATCATGGTCAACAGCGGCCACGGTGGACAACAGTGTTGGAGGCGCTGTCAACTTCACACGAGTGGGAGCCGCTATCCACTCAACTCAAGCCAGTGGACCATATCTCCACCTTAATGAGTGTGCTGGGTGGTCTGTTTTGTTGGATGATGGAGCCGGAAATATTGTTCAACGTCGAGTCCAATCCAATGGTGATGGAGTGTTGGCCAATACGTCATCCAAAAAGTCCTATTTGACACTGTTCGGGATCAAAACGACCGATCCCGCGAGTGGGACCATGATTTTGATCCCGAACAGTGTCACGGTGTTAATCAACAAAGATGAGTTGAGTGGATTCCGTCTCAATATAACGAGTCAAAAGACCGCGGAGGGATATTTTGAGATTGGGACGATGGTGGCTGGTCCTTTGATCATAGCCGGTCCACAATATGGACGTGGACGGACCATCCAGATTGAGTCCAATGTCATTGAGAACACCGCGCCAAATGGAACAATCTACACCTCCAGCCGTGGAAGTGATGGACGTGTGGTGAGGATCGCGTGGACCGACGGTGTGGACACATCGTCACTCAACGCGGCTCAAGCCGCTCCAGATCATTATGAGTTATACACCGGTCAACCAATCGCCGTCAATGGTAGCGCTCCAACGGCCATGATGGGACTCATCCAATATCTCAAGTCCTCTCAAAATGCTATTGTATACCTTCCAAACATCGCCACCGGTCCATCATCGGAGGTGGTGCTCAATAGATACCACAATCAAATCCTGACCACCATTGGGACGGAGATCCAGATTGATCACGTGATTGGTGATGAGTTGCTCCCAAATAATATGGGCGAGGTGTTTCGAGTCTCCACGGTTTTGTTGAGAGAGGTGAGATAAATGTTGGGTTTTACTTCCAAAGAATTGATGGGATCTACACCGGTGTTTTGTGTGGAGTTTGAGTGGGGTGGCCGTGTCCATAGATACGCTACTCACAACATAACACTCCAATCAAACGGCGGTCCAATCCAGTATCTCCCATCCATCATGGAGTTTGATTTTGTGGAGAGCGCGGATTTGACTTCCATCAATGTGGAGGCCAATATTGTTTCCATGGGACTCATCATGGATGATGTGGATTTATTGGAGAGATGGAGTCAAGGTGACACCATCGAAGGATTGGACGCGGAGTTTTTCTATGTTCTTATGAGATACGATGTGGCTCAACAGGATTTTGAGAATCGTGTGGTTTTATATCGTGGTCAAATCCAAGAGCCACAATTTGGAGATCCTAACCAATTCCACCAACTTGTCTCCATATCCATTGAGGCTCAACCATATGACTCTAATCGGCTATTGATGGACTCCAATAAATATCTTGATACAAGGTTTCCAAATAGACACATCGACACCGCCGATGGTAAACCATTTCCAATCATTTTGGGATCGGCTGGTGGAGCGATCCGGACCACCGCCGGAGCAACTAAAAATATATATTCTCTTCCTTCTTATTGTGTTAATGAATTTGACGCGGCCAAAGGTATTGACGCTCGCTTTATGGTGGCTGGTCATCCCATAACCGCCACAACCGCAGTGATCCAAGATGATAAATATGACACAGACACAAAGACCATCCAATTTGATGACGATGGCCGTGGGAATATATATGGTTATATTGAACTAGACACCGCCGATGATGTGGCTATCCCTGGCTCCACTGTCAATGGTGAGTCACGTGAGTGGTGGGTGTATATGACTAGCGGTGGAGGATTGGTCAATCCATTTGGTGAGGGAGATCTCCGTGGTGGTGGTGATATTTGTCGTTGGGCGCTTCAACGGAGTGGACAAATTATTGATGATGGAGCGTGGGCCAATCTCGCTCCAATACTCAACCAATACAACTTCGAAGGATACATAAATGATCCAAAGATCACCGCGTGGGGTTGGCTCAATGGAAACATCCTTCCATTTTTGCCCATCACGGTCCGAATGGGTCCAAACGGATTGAGACCGGTGTTGATACAAATGTGGGCACTCACCCACGTCACGTCTTTGGCTTCCATCACGGTTGACGATGACTCCAATGTGACTCAAGTCTCACCCATCAACACAATCCGCTCAACATCTCAACTCATGAACCAATTTACACTTCGATGGGCCAAGCGCGGATTTGATCAAGAATATACCTCTATGTTGAGAGTCACCAATATCAAATCGGAGGATTATGATGTTGTGAGTGACTACTCGATTTTATCGGTCAACCGGTATGGAGTCAAACCCATGGCCATGGATAGTGATTACATTTATGATCGGGATACGGCCATCAAAGTCTCAATGGATCTGGTCCGCTCTCGGTGTCTTCCAGTTAACACCATTGAGGTGGATGTGGATATGGAGTTGGGATGGCTGCAAGTGGGAGACGTGTTGGATGTGACGGCTCCCAAAATCTATTTGACAAACCACAAAATGATCATCATCTCCAAACGGTGGAGAGGGACACATTGGAGATGGGAGTTGGCTTTTGAGATGAATCCACGCCAATGACACCCAATGTCATCGTGGATGCTCATTGACATAAAATGGAGTATATTGAGACCATGATTGTATTTTTGGATCGTCAACACCATGGTAAACCCAACCGGTGGAGTGATTGTGGAGCCGTCAATGATGGTGTCCATGAAACTCGATTGACGTCCCAATATATCCATCATTGTGAGTGGAAGTTGAGAGACCATGGGATTGACGTTGTGGTGATATCTGATGGATACTACTCCCAACGTCATGACAGAGTAAACAAATACGCCCAAGGCCATGAGCGCTCGGTTTATGTCTCATGTCATGTCAACGCTGGAGCTGGAGATTATGGATCAGTATTCTATGATCATAGATCCACGAGTGGTGAGGTATTGGCCAATTGTATTAGTCAACGGCTCCATGAGTGGTGTGGACCTCTCCACAACAAAACAAAAACCATAGCGGCAAAACCTGACCATTGGACATCCAACGCATACAACACCATCAAAGGAGTTGGAGCGCCGGTGGCCGTTTGTTTTGAGCCGTTTTTTATTGACTGCGAGTCTCACAAAGAACTCATGACACCTCATGGATGTGAGTTGATTGGTGTCTCTTTGGCTGTTGGAATCAAATCTTTTTTATTGGAGTAAATCATGGACTGGAACAAAATCAAAATGGTAGCCGCTATCCTCAAAGCCATCCAACCCATCATATGGGCATTGGTGGACGACATCATTGAGGCCAAAGACAAAGAGAGTGATGGTGGTGAGAAGATCACCAAAGAGGAGCGTCAACAAATCATTCTTGACAACCTATTGGACATCCCAGCCAAAATCGAACCTTTGATCAAAGGTTTGTAATGGCTCATGAACAACTCATCACTCTCCTCATGCAAGGCGGGCCCAATGTGGCCTTCGCCGTGTTTTTGTTGTGGCAATACAAAGAACAACAAAAGCGAGCGGATGACCGTGAGACCAAAAATGAGCAACGTGAGAAGGATCTCCGAGAGCGATATGACAAGATCATTGGGGATTTGTACGCTCGTGAGGATGCCATGAGAAATGATATCGTCAAAGAAATATCAGACCTCGACAAACGGATGAGTCTATTGGAGCAAAAATTAGACATCATCAACAAAGTGGTTGAGGAGATCAAAGCCAAATTTCAAAGGGTGGTATAATGCCAATAGAGAGAGTAAGTGGTGGATATCGTGTCAAAAACACAACCAAAGTCCATCGAACAAAAAGAGCCGCCATGAGACAAATGATGGCCATCAAAGCAAGTCAAGCCAAGAAAAAGAAGATCAAGCGATCCTATTGATTTGATGAGAGTCGGATCATTTTGATCATTGCGTCCACATCCATGATGGTGAGATAAACGTGATCATCTCCACGACGTCTCACAACTTCCACATGTTCTTTGATCGCTTTAATGTTGGGAGTGTGGCCAATGGTTGGGATGATACATAGTTTATACAACCTGACCAAGTCCTCAACGTCCTTTTGAGCGGTGTGAGCGTTATGGTGAGACCATCCAAGGAGAGTCCGGAGTTTGGACATGGACGCGCTCGGTGTTGGTATGTGCTCCCAGACCAATGATTGGGTATCCAACTTCCTCCACGTGATCTTTTGGCCGCTGGTGGATTTGATATGGTGGTCTAGCCAATACCAATCGAATGACACATTATGAGCGCAAAAAATCCCATATTCCAGAATACGGAATATCTCACCACATACATCCTCCCACAGTGGAGCCATGGACCATCTCTCATCCGTATATCCATTGACCTCCAAAGCCCGTGGATTGGCTCGGTCGAGATGTTGTGGTTTGATGTACGTGTGATAGCGGTCCGAGATGGTGTGGCCGCCGTCTCTCGAGGTCCAAATACAAACCTCAATGATCTCACCAACTCTCCAATCAAAATGGGTGGTCTCAATGTCCACAAAGTGGATGGGATAGTTGGAGTTTTTCATAATGCACCACGTCAAAAGGTTTATGCGTGGAGTATATCACAAAAAAATCTTTTTTGTTGGAGAGTCGGTTGGCTCGGACTACTTTTGGTATTTACAAAATAAAAATGTAAATAAAACTGGACAAAACTGTAAGGAAAAGATTACACTATTTATAGAACAAACAAACCAATCAACATGGAGTCACAAAATGTCTACTCGTTTCAACAACTTTTCAAAGCCTCAACTCAAAAAATTTCTTTGTAAAGCGATTTTCACCAATACTCTCCACATGTTTGAAGATGGTGTTTCACTCTACAAAATCAAAGGTGGAGACATTGACCAACTCAAAAAATATGTTGAGTACAAAAAATCAACTCTCAACAAATAATCAATCAACAAACCGGAGAGGCTCCAATGAGTCTCTCCACAATCAATCGGAGCCTATCATGTCAAAATGTGAATATATCAATAAATTTACTTATACAAAATTTTTACAATTAATGGAACATCTAGCCAATTCAAACGATCCGGACGCGACATCAATTCAACATCATATTGTTATGGAAAACTCATCTGGTGAACTTTACGACATGGTAATTTCATACAATGAACAAAAAGGGCAATGGGTTTACAAATGGAAATTACACGTCGAAGAAACTGTCGAAGAAACTGTCGAAGAAACTGTCGACAAAAACAAAATCATCGTGGTCATCTATCACAGCGGACTCACAAAATGGTATCCATTTTCACTTGAAAACATGGAGTCAATCATTTGGGACTTTGATAACATCCACGACATCCAAATCATTGAGAAGGGAGAGTAAAATGAGACAACGTATCAAAGACACAATCATTGGGACCGCGTTGGTGGTCCTAGCCTTCTCAACTGTACCATTCACATTCGCGCTTTTGGTGTGGATGTTGGGAGCCTAGAATGACCACGGGACAAACTATCAAAAAGTATATGGATCAACTGGGGTGGAGTGTCATTGACCTCCACCGGTTGACTCTGATATCCATCTCCGATTTGGAGGCCGCCATCAAAGGTGAATATCAACTCACACTCAATCAACTCATGACCATCGTCAACAAAATCAACCTCAAACAACCACAATCAAACCATTGGGCCACCTATCATGAGATCGTCGTGGCTCCAATCATGGAAGGAGTAAACCATGACAATCAACAAAAATGAGAGATCATATATCAAACAATTTGGACGTGTGGCCATGTCCAGCCGTAAACCACAATATGATGAGGTCCAATGTGGAGATGAGGTGATTGGCCAAATTGAGACTCAATGGAGTGAGTTGGGATCATGTTGGATTTTCACTGGTGTTGTCTTCCATGAGGTGGTCTATGAGAATGCTCCAAATTATCTCGCGGCCTCCAGATTGGATCACAACACGTGGGACGACGCTCACAAATGGATTGAGTTTAAGAGATTGGAGTTAAACCGTCACGAGTCATTTGGAGCCTATGTGGTGTATATGTTGAGTGATATGTCAATGTCCAAAACCCAACTCGGTCATCACCTCAAAGTCTCACGTCAATCAATATACGATTGGATAAACAATAAATCACTCCCAGACGTCCCCAATTATCTCGCGCTCGCTCGGTTATATGCCAAATGGATGTCCCAAGATATCAACACCACATTGGTGGACATGAGTGAGTCAATCCAATAATTGAAAAAGTGTGGAGGACGCTGGCCGGCTTCCTCCACACTCAAACAACAAATCAATCAAGACACTGGAGAATCAATCACAATGTCCCAGATCAATATAACACTTTTCGACACGATCCACCAACGGAGTGGACAAAATATCACCATGGATGTGGAGACCATTTGTCAAGGTCTAACAATTCCAATCCATACGTCCATTGAGAACAAAGCCAGTCTTCCACTTTGGAGTCCCACCACCTTTGATGGTACTCGGTCCACTTCCAACGCTCAATCCATCTCAATGTTGGTGTATGACATGGATGATGGAGATTCATCGTTTGACATGTGGGCGCTATTCGCTCAACGTGGATGGACCACCATCGCTCACACCAGCGCGAGTCACTCACCACCTCACCACAAATATCGTGTGATCATCCCATTGGCGGTCCCACTTCCAAAATCCGATTGGGAGAGAGTGTGGAGAGCCTCATTTGAGTTGTGGATGGATGTGGTGGGGTTGGGAGTCCCAGACACCAAAGCGATCAAAGACATCGCGCGGATTTACTTCCGTTATGGATGGCCACGAGACTCCAAAATGGAGATGAGTGATGGGTCAAAGACATGGCCAAAATCTCATCCATGTCATCCATCCCAGTATCACCGGAGTGGATATTGGATTGGACGTCCATTGGAGTTGAAGTATGATCATATTAAACTCCCCAAACCAAAACCGAGACCATCATTTGACCGAAAAAAACCACAATCGTTGGACAGTGCTATGATGGACCCACAGTTGAGACAATCGGTTGGACTCAATGCCGGTGGATCCATTGTGGGTGGATACATCAAACACATCCCATGTCCATCGTGTGGCCGGCGGTCGGTGTTCTTTTCAATCGACCCATCAACAGCACACTCAACAAAATGGCCATCATGCAATCATGCGAACTCATGCGGCTGGTGGGGTAAACTGGAGACGCTATCATGACTGTAAAAATTGGATCACTTTTTGCCGGAATAGGCGGCTTTGAGTTGGGATTGGAGCGCTCATGGGGTAACGCTGAGACCATTTGGCAAGTGGAGAGAGAGAAGTATTGTCAAAAGATACTCTCCAAACATTGGCCAAAATCAACAATTTATAACGATGTCAGAAACATCAACAAAAACAACGTGGAGCCGGTGGACGTATTGATTGGGGGCTTCCCATGTCAGTCCATCTCATTGGCCGGAAAAATGGAAGGATTAGAAAATGAAAACAAATCTGGTTTATGGTGGGAGATGTGGCGAATTGCTAGCGAACTTCGACCACGACTCATCATCATGGAAAATGTTGCAAACATCATTCGGGTGGGCGGCCCCGACGTTGTTGGAAGCCTTGCCCAAATCGGGTATGACTGTGAATGGACGATTATATCCGCTAAACAATTTGGAGCGCCACACGTCAGGAAGCGCTGGTTTTGTGTTGCCTACCCCAACAGCGGCGACAAATTACGAGCCATCAAAGGAGGGATGTTGGAGACGAGAAAAGGTATGCAATCACATTCTTGGTGTGGAGATAGCGATGGCCATGGGAGTGACAATGGAGGAGGCTATTGGTCAAAAACTCCTCGTCCATCCCCATTTTGTGGAGTGGATGATGGGATTCCCAATAGGGTGGCTCGATTGAAGGCTTTGGGTAATGCGATTGTCCCACAGTGCTCACAATGGGTGGGTGATCAAATACTAAAATCCGGTTTATTGGATGACCTTTTGGAGGATAAATGAGCACATATCAAATGGATGACATCCCACTTCACCACCGTGATTGTCTGGACGCTATGAGAGAGATGGCGGATGATTGTTTGGATCTGGCCATCGTAGATCCACCATATGAGTTGGGGACCGTTGGCGCGTATCGTGGAGCCGGTAAATTGGCCAAAAGAGCACTCAACACGGACACCAAAATCCAACAGTGGGACAAAGCACCTCCACCGGAGTATTTTGAGGAGTTGATGAGAGTCTCCAAAAATCAAATCATATGGGGTGGAAATTACTTTGATCTGCTTCCCACACGTTGTGTGATTGCATGGGACAAATGTCAACCGTGGACCAATTTCTCACAGTGGGAGATGGCATGGACATCATTCAATAAACCAGCGGCGCTATTTAAAAAGGACAATTTCACTCTACGCAAAATCCACCCAACACAAAAGCCGGTTG